ATCTGCTATCTCATTAAACCATTTCATTGCTTTAAATGCATCATCGAAGCGTTTATCTTCTATTGCTCTGTCAATCATACCATGATAACAAAGAACACTATTGACCAATTTCTCAATCTGTGTTGCCATCTTTTTGCTCAATTTCATTTTGTTCTCCATGTAATCAATTTATGCTACTATTATACAGGTTCTGAACTAAATGTCAAGCCTTTTCTACCGAAAAAAAACTACTGGCAAATCAATGGGCTAGTAGCCACAAACTCAATGCGGAAGAGCTTACGAGGATACAGGTTACCATAGAGCTCGTTTACTTCTCGTTGCATGCCTGCATCGTCGCGATCTGCCCACACTGTGGTACTCACTAACCGCTCTCCGCTCTTGGTACGACGGTCCGTCTTGTAGATGTACATAGTATACTTGGTCTTCACTGTTGCTCTCGTTGTTCAATGTATAACCACATTATACAGGGACTGAACTAATTGTCAAGCCTTTTAGGAAAAATTTTTCAGTGGCCTAGTGCACTGCAGCAGCCTCAGAACCGCTCTGTGGCGCCCAAATTTCTATAATCCATTGATTTACCAGTACTTTTTAGTTCTGACAAAGTTCTTTAAAATCAAAGGATTACGATCATTGCGTGTATGGATGAATTTTCACCATTAATTTTTTGTCTGGATGAGCGATCTCGTTAGCGCGACGAATCTTATCCACAGGAACATCCTCGAGAGCGCGCCAGACTCCGATGATTCGAGACTTTTTTACTCGATTGAGAGAATCTATCAGCATGGCTTCGACAATAAAGATAGTTGTATTAAACATCTGGTGCACCAGTAGTCATAACTGTCTCATAGAGAAGTTCAAACTCTTGGTGGGTTTCCTGTTCCTCATTGAAGTTTTGCTTATGATACACTTTAGCCATGCGCCGAAAAGTCTTCTTAGGAATTTCATACTTCTCAGCTACATTCTTGATTGCTTCACTGATTAAAGTGCGTTCACTTTCGATTCGAGTCAATGCTCCCGAGATCTCACGTAGTGCATCTCGAATGGCTTTCTTGTCGGCTGGATTGGATAGAACTTTGCTCATAATATAACCCCTCTTCAATTACACTTGTTCAGTAACAGTTTCAGTTTTCGCCTTAGTAGGGCGACCACGTTTCCTTTTAGGCTCCTCCGTAACGGAGGTCTCCTTTACTGGCATTTGATCACATGGTGGCAACATTTGTGGATATACTTCACGAACTAAATCTTCGGTGACATTTTTGTAAAGTGCAGATAGTTTCTTATCTTTCATTGCAATGACAATATCTGCTTCTTGCCAATGAATAGATTCTAGTAGTTGAATGAAAAGGGATTCGATCTTAATCTTGTTTAAATTTGTTGGTTGATACCAAATGTAGAACTTTCGTGCCTCTTTATATAGATTACTTGCACTATACCCCAGAGGAATATCCTGCTCTCTTTTATATGGCGGTGCGCCTTCTGGTAGATTTGCTTTAGCTTGAGGATGAAAGTTAAATCTTAGTACATCTTGTAGTACGGGATTGTTATTTTGTAGAAGAATTTTTTTACGTTCCTCTACTGTCGAAGCCTTTTCAACACGGTCAAAAATTTCGGGTAATAGTAATCTCATATCAGAACTCCTGCACACATTCTAACATCTGCTTCATCTTATTTGCCATGAAATAGTTGATAAGATTGCTTCTGTCTTTTTGTGGTTGTGAAATAAAAGTATTTATAATGTTGTTTTTGATCTCCTCAGGAATCTGAGTGAGATCAACCATAGTCTTATTGCGTTGAAAATTACGCTTAAAGGCATCATCATCAGGAAGTTTCTTTTTCCATTCAGTTAATCTTTTTGAGGTGATAGGCTTTTGTCGTTCACCTGCAAAGATTGAATCATCTGCAGAAAGAACATTTGGCACACCATCACCAGTATCCCCTTTGATAATATGCTCAAACAAATAGTCAATGGGTGATTGATTTAACTTTATCATCTTTTTCTGAATGGGACTATACTGTTGCACATTAGAATACTTTTGCAACTGATAGAAATCATGATCACCAGAAACAATAAGTAATGGTTTAGGCTCAGAATCAAACACAGTAATTTTTTGGTCATTGGTTTGAGACCATTCTACCAATACTGCAATGATATCATCTGCCTCTGCACCATCGACATTGAGTACACTGTAGGGAAAGAACTGACTGATCTCCTCACGAATGAGATTTAGCGCCTCGAAGATTGTCTTCCAGTCAAGACCTGAGTTATCTCGGTCGCGCTTTCTGTGTGCTTTGTAATAGGGAAAGACTGATTTACGCCAGTAATTTTTATTATCACAAGCAAGAACAATATTACCAAAATTCGAGCCAAATTTCTGTTTATATCCTCTGATTGAATTAATAATCATATGCCGCAATAGTGGCACGTTAATATCTATATTCTTTTTTCCACCAATCTCTGCCATTAGATTAGAGATTGCAGTCTGGCTATAATCTACAACTATCATACTACCCTCACGATTAGTGTATCGGCATTCATTCTACCGCGTACTGGTTGATCTTTCGCTTTAATATTGTCCATAAACTTTCTCAATTGAACCTTGCCCGCGTTGACAAGATCCGTTAACTGTGTTTCGGGTTTGCGTAGAGTTTTCTGAGAAGAAAGTTCTGGTTCATAATTTTGCAGAGTACTACCCTTAACCTGAATGCCAGCTGCACTTTCAGTTTTGTATACTGCTAGCTTTCGCGTCTTTGTATTGTACACCCATACTTGAGCTGCACCGACAATATCAGTTGCAATGACAGAACTAATTTTCAATTCATCATCTGACTTCTTGTATTTCATGCTCTTAATCTGCTGTGCAGCAGGTTTTGCCTTGCGCTTGCGCGGCTTACGATTCGCCTTCTTGATCTCAGAGAATTTACTCAATGAGGGAATAAAGGTACCGAGAGCTTTCAGCAGAGCCGCTATCTCTTTGCGACTACGAATATAAGTCTCAGCAACTTCTTTATTTTCGTAAACCTCTACAAATTCCTTGATCTTCATCTTAACCCATGACTCAACGATGGGCACCGCTTGCTTGGGCAACTGCTTCTCTTGCATGTTTTTTGCAAGATCAAACTCTTTAAGTTTACCCAGAAACAACTCGTCAAGAACACCCTCTAGTTCACCTAGATATTCTTGCACTTTATTGTTAATTGCTTCTTGTATAGAAACGCGATTAGTTTGCTCAGATGTGGCAGTTACTTTTTGATTGCGACCAGCAATTTTTTGCACATGATTGGTAAGCCGTTTCATATCATTTTCAGATATGACCGCACCGCGCATCACAATCCGCGCAACCCATCCATAGGTAGGAATGATCTCAGAATCAGACGCTGACGAGATATCGACACCTTGCCGGTTTGCAAAATCGGTAAGGTACTTTCGAGCATCTTTACGCTCTTTTTCTAGATTGTACCAATTGAAAGTCGATGCTAGACGAATTCTGTAGTCATCATTCGTCGCAACAATCAACTTAGCATCGGGTTCAGAACCCATATTCACAACAATCGCTTTCTTTGCCATATTCCTCATCCGAAACAATATGCTGGTATTATACAGGTACTGAACCAAATGTCAAGCATTTTTAAGGCACCGCTAAATCATTGATTCTGCAGTACTTCTAGGTTGATATCTCAACTTTCTTAACAGAATCAAGGCGAAAGCTGCGCCATTCATTTTTATCCAGATCGAAAACTGGTAGAACATCGTCAGCCTGACGCTTGGGCGTAGAATTCTCTTTTCGCTCATATGGTTGTATGAGTTTTTCACTTAGAGTACACCGCATGTCTCGAATAGTGCCATCTTTCTTTTTGAAAGTTACGATAACCTCTTGATTATGTAGAGTATCTCGCAACCATTCCTTAGATGCGTCAGTCATAACACTATCAATAAAGATCATTACTAAACTCCTCGATAATAGAAAGATTTTCACCATCAGTAACTCCTTGAGTTACAAAGGATTCTTCGTTTGCTTTCTGAAACAAAAATGTTTCGACTTCTTGTGCCCAATTAAGGGGTACTATCAATTTGTTTGCAACTTCATCAACAGTATAACCATCATACAACATATCTTCAATCTCATCAACTATCTCTTTGATTCTATTCATAATCTAACCCTTAAAATTTTTAAAGATTTTCACTGCTTCTGAGCAAGAATTCATTATAGTTTTTACATGCTCAAAAGGTTGAGTGCGTTTAGTAATTTCATAATGATAGTGCCCTTTCTGCCACAAAATAAAAGGACCATCAGCACGCATGAAATGTGGAAAGTAATCCATGTATCCTCTCAACTTTGTTTCAATCGATGTCTGTATTTTACATGAACTAAAGCAAATGTCAAGCATTTTTTACTGTATATCTAACTCATTGATTCTATTACAGTTTTACTTGTAAGCGTTTGATATGTGAGGAAGAGACTTTGACGATGATCCATCCATTATACCAAAGATCAGGATACTCTAATACACCCTGAGTAAATTGCTCGCGAGCTTCTAGATAGTTAGCTTCACCTTTAGATTTACATATGTATAGTATGCTTCTTCTAAATTGTTGTTCGCCTAACTCGACAACATCGGCTTTAAGTTCCTCGGATGAAGACCAATATTTTTTCCAATCGGATTCTACTTTAATTCGTTTCTTTTTACCCTTTACTTGTCGTGTCTTAGTAGACCAAAATAGTTTTTTACCTATATATTTTCTACCAGTAGGTATGCAAGTGATAAGATATACAAAACCCACATCATCAGATGCGGGTGTTGTAAAAATTTGACCATTATATAACCATTCCATAATAACCCTCCTGTGGGTTATTTATGAATCTATATCATCCTCATAGCAGTCATATTCTTGTTCATCAGTCAATTCTTCTCCACAAAAAGAACAATAAGTAACTTTATAGTAGTGATCATCTAGGTCATGCTTTATTTTAAAAGCTGCCTCACAACTGAAACATTCGTATCCTTTTTTCGCCACTTATTTTGTCTCCTGTATACAGCAATTGCCTT